TTTTTCAAGTTCGCGTGTATATATAGTAGAGGAGCCTATAATACTGTGAGGTCGGGGCAACGGCACTTAAGACCGTGCTCCGCTGCCCTCTTTAAACGCTTTGCTCCGTCGTATATATGCATACAAATCTTCAATACCCTGTTTGTATCCATCACAGTATGCTCTTTCTTTTTCTACTGTTCTTGTGTATTTCATTTCTGCGTCGCTTTGCATTTTATTTACAATGTTTTCCAGGTTGTCCACCTTTTCACTCCTCCTACTCCTCTTTCACAAATCTTTAAAACTTCGTTCACATTCTTTCTATCTTTTCATCACAGGATTATCACAAATCCTGTGTATAGTAATAATCAAACAAAGACATTTAGTTTTTATATAGATTTTCTTTTTCATAATTAGCCGGTCATTGTACCGACTTCTCCTCTGTTTGTAGTTTCTTAGGCTTGTATGGTTCCGGAAGTGAACGCCAGGCTATTACTCTCGGATTGCAAGGATTGCGTTTTATAACCCAACGCTCCTCCTGCACCCATGCTGTTTTTGTATAATATCTCATTCCACCAGCACTATCAGCCATCTCCTCGATAGTTACTTCCACTTCTTCTCCTTCTTCCGGCAATCCGTCCTCTACTGGAATCCAACCGTTATTGTCTTCATCGTTCATGTGCGAACGGATGATTTCTTCAATTTCAGTTGCTATTCCAGTAGCACCTAAAGCAAATAACACTTCATGTCCAACTACAAACTTTTTCTCGACTTCTTTTATCTCTTCCAAAATCTTCTCTAGTACGTTCATCAAACCTCACCTTTCTCTTTTAGCTGTTCCGCAGCTAATTTAAAAGCCAACATATACACATCCAAAATTCCTGTTGATCTTTTCCCGATATCTCTAACAAATTCCCATACATCGCTGAAATGTTCTGACAGTGCATCATATCCTTTTGAACCAACGCCTGTATCCTCTGAAAAATCTTCCAGCACATCTTCGTAAAATTCTTCTAATTTGTCTTCATCTGTCTCAAAATCGCATCTATCGTGTTGGAGAATCTCTTCCATCATATCCCATTCTTCCAACAATTCTTTTAGGTCTCTTTCCGCATCTTCGGAATTATATGTGTATATTTTACGATTGTGACAATCAATTTTTTCTCGGAAATAACCCACATCATTTACAAAGTCCGAAAATCCTTCGAAAGTCATGTTGTTATAATTCGATGCAATCAATTCTCCTAAATCACCGGAAATATGTAATCTACAATAATCTTCTTCAAAAAGAAATCTGATTCTGTATTCGTTGCTGTCAGGTCTTCCAAAGTCCACAATTTTTATATTTCCATAATCTGTGAATTTTGCTATATGATTCACAAATTGTTTTTTCTGAAATTTTAAATCAACCATCACGCCACCTCCAACAGCTCAAAATATTCTTCTAAGTGTGCTTTTGTAATCTCCAACCACGAACCATCATCAATAGAGTCAAGATGAATTTCTCCACCGACTATCGTGTTGCTGTTTTCGTCCAATTCATAAATTTTTCCAGATTCAATCACGGTAGAACTATTTTCGATCAAGAATCCATCCGCATCGTAGTTATCTACACAAAATGATTTCTTGCATCTATATGTTTTCATGTTCCACCTCCAACAGCTCCGGATTATCAAAAATATTTCCGACTACTGTCTGCATATTACTCACTCCAATCTAACCTCTGTCCGCACTCGTCGCAAAACCTCATATAACTTCTAAGTATTCCTCCACATTTTGGACATTCCCCCCACTCTGCATCCAATTGCTCCATTCACCCCGATGATAATCGGTTTCTTCGCCGTATCCCGTTCCTTCAGCTCCTGCACCTGCTTTAGCAGCTTTGCAGTCTGCGTCTTATCAAAATCATTAATCCGATTGTATTCATTCAAGATATCGCAGATAAACTTCCCAATTTTACATTCTGAACATATAATTTCTAAAGACTTTCCATCTGCCATGTACGGATATCGGCACAGATTGTCACAGATATGCTCTGCAAATTCCGTTGTTATCTTGTCCATCTTTGTTTCGTATTTGTTCATTTTCCTGATTCCTCCTTGATCCGTTTTATCCTTGCTTTCAAACTCTGCATCACGTAATTCTGCACATCATCTTTTCGTTCCAGCGCCTGTACTACGTCTTCGTCTCTTGTGCCGTCACATACCAACTGGTGAATGATTACCTTCTCCGTTTGCCCCTGCCTGTGCAGCCTTTTATTTGCCTGGGTGTACAGTTCGTAATTCCAGGTAAGACCAAACCAGATTACATGGTTTCCTCCATGCTGTAGGTTCAAACCATAGGCACTGCTTGCCGGGTGCGTCAGAAGGATATCAATTTCACGATTGTTCCAGTCATCCTCATCCTGTGTGGTCTTTAACTCTCTTACGCGTAACCCTGTCTTTGCAAGCGCCTTTAAGATCCGCTCCTTATCATGCTGGAAATTATAAAACACTAATGCTGGTTTCCCCTGAAGAGATTCCACCAGTTCCATGAATGCCTCAATCTTGCAGTTATGGATTTCATGCACGTTTCGATCCTCGTCATAAATCGCACCGTTCCCAAGTTGCAGAAGTTTATTGCTCAACGCCGCTGCACTTGTCACACTGATTTCTTCTTCATCCTCCGGAAGTGCCAGCACCATTTTTCTCTCCAGTTCCTGATATGCCTTTCTTGCTTTTGTATCCAAGGTAACGGTTACAGGATGGTACGTCACATCCGGAAGCTGCAGATAATCCTCTGCCTTCATGCTGATGCAGATGTCGGAAATGATTTTCAGGATGCTTTCCTCGCTCCCCTGCTTTGCCTTGTAGTTATATACCACATTGTTCCCACGTTCTCCCGGATCAAAATACCGTTCCCGGAACTGTGTATATCTTTTTCCGAGTCGTTCACCTCCGTCTAACAGATAGATCTGTGCCCACAGGTCATCAAGTCCGTTTGGGGATGGAGTTCCCGTAAGCTCTACAAGACGGTTGATCCTTGTTCCCACACCCGCAAGTGCTTTAAACCGTTTTGCTTTATGGCTCTTAAAACTGCTGGATTCATCGATCACCACCATGTCAAACGGCCAGCTGTTCCGGTAATAATCCACTAACCACACTACGTTCTCCCTGTTGGTGATGTAGATGTCCGCCGGTGTGTTCAGTGCACGGATGCGTTTTGTCTGACTTCCAAGTACCTGAGATACCCTCAGCATCTTCGTGTGCTCCCATTTATCTTTTTCCTTGGTCCATGTTCCTTCGGCCACTTTCTTCGGTGCGATCACAAGCACTTTCCGTACTTCAAACCGGTTATATTTCAATTCCTTCACGGCCGTTAATGTTGTGATCGTTTTTCCCAGTCCCATATCGAGAAATAACCCGATTTTTTTTATCTCGATGATCTTTTCAATACAGTGTTTCTGATAGCCGTGTGGTTTAAACTCCATCTGTTTTCACCCCTTTGTATTTTCCGGAAAGTAGAATGCTCACTTGCGGATATCCGTATTTCCCGAAAAATTTGATCAATCCGGCTATCCCCTTTACTACTTCCACCGTTTGGCCAAGTTCTCTCAGCCTTTTCACCTGTACAGTCTGCAGGTTCGTAAGCACGCCTGTGTCCGTTTTCAATTCCACAAACACCGGGGGTTTTTTCGGGAATATTACAATCCGGTCCGGTACCCCGCTGTTACCGGGACTGACAAACTTATATGCCTTACCTCCCAACTTCTTCACTTCTGTCACCAATATTTTCTCAATCTCTTTCTCTAACATTTTCACACCTCCTGCAACATCTACAACCTCGCACGCGTATGTGTACTCTCTATTAGGCGCGTTAGGTAATACATATAGCGTACGTGTACTCTTTATTTTTATATTTTTATTTTTTATAAAAAGTTTGTTGACATTGTTGACATATATTTATAAATGTTGTATTTCTGCGGTTTTTCGTGTCAACAGCTTTGCAACAATCCTGTTAACATGTGAACAAACTCATGATTTTTCTAATTTTTTGCATTTTTTATCCCTCTGTTGACGATTTCAGGCTTTGTATACAGGTGTCATTCTACATTGTTGACACCCTTTCAAACCCTCTTTGAGTTCCGTAAAAGCCATATCTCTGCGAAGACCGGTTCCTTTTCCATCCTGGTATTCCAGATAAAATATTATTGATCTCCATACTGTCTCTTTTTCCCATGTACTTGATATCACTTCCAAAACATTCCTGCCAAATCTCTGCAGCACATACCTTTTCCCGGTCTACCAGAACCTGTTTTTCTGCTGTCTGCATCCCTCCCTGGAGGTACTGCCGCCTCTGCAATAGGTTCATACTATTCCAGTCTGCTGGGATTTTTCTATCCAAAAATTCCCTTATTACACCTTCTTTTGCAAAAGACTCCCTGTGTTTTTCCTGCTGTTCTTCTGCCAGTTTTTCAATCTCTTTCGGTAAAAATAATTCTTCCCCCATTGCCCAATACACGTAGGCTTCTGCCCATATCTGATCCACTTCCAAAGGGAGATGCTGCCATACCGATTTCTTTGCTTTATGTTCTCCTACATCCACCGGCCAGAACCTTCTGTTCCCCGTGGAATCCTTTAAAAACTCGCTGTCGTTGCTTGTACCGAAGAATACGCACCGTCTTGGGTATTTATTCGTTGTACGTCCATAAGCCGCCCTATAGATATCATGCGTCTTGCTCAGAAACTGTTTGACCGCACTGGTCTCCTGCTTCGTCATCGCCGTCAGTTCCCCGACTTCATTGATCCAAGTTCCCTGTATCAGCTCCGCGGACTCTTTTCCTTCGAAACTTGTGAGGGAATCAGAAAACCACTCTCTTCCAAGAATTGCAAGAAATGTACTCTTTCCAATCCCCTGCGGTCCTGCAAAGATCGGCATGTAATCATATTTCACACCGCCTAAGATTCCCCTTGCCACTGCGGCGCACAATGATTTTCGTATTACTGCACGCGTATAGAGGTTATCGTCAGCCCCAAGATAATCCGAAAGAAGCGTATCCACCCGCTTCACACCGTCCCATTTGAGACTTGTCAGGTATTCCTTCACCTCATTGACCTTGTTCTGACTGCTGACGATCAGAAGACCGTTGTCCAGCTTTTCCTTGCCTGTAATCCCGTAAAACGTCTCCATATAGCGATAATATCCGGCATAGTCCACATCTTCCCATCTCCGCTTTCCTTCTCTCTGATTCCACGGAAGGCTCCCGCGCACCATGCCGCAGCTTGCAAACTCATCTGTCACAATCTTTCCTTTCAAAAAAGGGTCATTCTCCAGGATTATGGTCACGTTATTGATTGTTTTTTCAATCCTGTTATTTCCGTCTCTTGTAAGTCTTAAGACCCAGTCCACATTTTCATCCTCAGCCGGATTCATGCCGGAGACTTCTTTTGCCTGTTCAAACTTCTCTTTTACTACAAGCCCTGATACTGTCTTGTCTTCCCTTGCAAGCTTTGACATTGCTTGGAAAGATGGAAGCTTATTCACCGGAGTTGCCTCCTTTGATTCCTTATCCCTGTCGGAGAACATATGCAGCCTGATCAAGTCAAACGCATTCACAAGCTGTCCGGAGCATGGATCCGTTGCATGGTGGGAATATAAGAATAGATCGTCATCGTACAGGATCGCCCCGCCTGTTGTGGATCCACCAGTGTATGTATATCTCCCCGGAATATCCGTTGCCTCATACATGCCAGGGATAAATTTCTCCATTGCCTGCGTGACCGTATACGTACGGCAGAAAGCTCCGATAATTCCTTTTTTCTCTAACGGATTCTCCTGTCTTGCAAGTCTTCTGCGCTCGATCGCATCACTTCCCGGTACCTGCGGCCACTCGCTCACGCACTTCCAGTCCTGGTACATCCCAAGCAATCCGTCCAGACTGCAGAACGGATGATCATAACTTTTACAGATATATTCCCCATCACTACAGCAGCTTGGCCAGTACATCAGCCGGCTTGCATCAAATGTCGTTGGATCACAGAACTCGATCCCGATCAGCGCTGCTGCTTTTCTTGCTGCCGGCTCATATTCATCAGAGGTAGCTGTCCTGTCTAACGGGATCAGCACCCTCAGTCTTGGCGCATATCCTGTATGTTTCCTTGTACTGTAGACTGCAGCCGCACATCCAAGCCCTGATACTCTTTTCAATATTTCATCCGTCTGTCCTGCGGGGATATTATCCATATCCAAAGTCAAAATATCCCTTCCTTGTACATAAGAGCTCTTTCTCCTGTCATTTATAAAGGTGCCGCCTACGAATCCACCTACGTCCTTCAATTCCGCCTGCTGGCTTTTCCCCAGCGCCAGATATTCCTCCATTGTTTCAGAACTTCTCACCGGATTTTTCAGACGGTCCACAAAATCAGACCACATGATTTCATTCTTCGGCCAGTACGTTGCCTTTCTGGTTCCGGCCGTGCTGATCCATAATTTTCTATTGTAATCCATCTGTTTCCTCCTAGTCTTTCATATAATAACTGCTTTCAAATCCGGCTCCCTTTAAGAGCAAACCCGGTGCCCAGCTGATTGGTTCCGCCATCAAGTCACAGATTTGTTCCACCGTTACTTCCATCGGCGCATCAATGATAACCTCGTCATGTACGTGGAATACGACCTGCAAGCCTAATTGCTCAATCCTTCTGAGGGTTTCAGCTAAACAGTCTCTTGCGATTGCCTGCACGATATTTTCCGTCATTTTTCCTCCATAAGTAGATGCCACTTCCCATTTTTTTGTCTGCTGTCCGACTGTATAATAATGGATTGCCATCTTTCCGAACTGATTTTCCTTTAAGAACGGTTTCGGATAAAAAAGTTTTCGCCCACTTGGCAATTGTACTGTCAGGAAGCTCTGTCCATACATCAGTTCCCCCTCATACCGGAAAATCAAACCGTTGATGCCCTGTGGCTGAGCTGTCTGCATCGTTGTAAGCGCTGCCTGTTCCACCGCATACCACAAATCTCGGATTCTCGGATTCGCATTTCTCCATCTCTGCACAATATCCGGAAGTTCCTCTTCTGCCAGTCCCATGTTCAATGCTCCCATCGCGATCAGCGCAGCTGGTCCTCCCTGGTATCCAAGCGCAAGTGTCGCAACCTTTCCTTTCTGTCTAAGACTGTACTCCGGGTTTCCTTTTACAATCTTTTCAATCGGCACATGAAACATCTGAGATGCCGTTGCTTCATAAATCTTTCCGTGAGTAGCAAATACTTCGTTTACCCACTGTTCCCCCGCAAGCCATGCGATCACACGCGCCTCAATTGCGGAAAAATCGGCAACTACAAACTTATGTCCCTCCGATGGGATAAATGCTGTTCTGATCAGCTGGGAAAGGGTGTCCGGAACATTTCCATACAAGAACCTTATTCCGTCATAATTCTTTGTCTTAACAAGTTCTCTTGCATAGTCTAACGTCTTTAAATAATTTCTTGGGAGATTCTGTAACTGCACAAGACGTCCCGCCCATCTTCCGGTCCGATTCGCCCCATAATACTGTGTCAGACCACGCACACGGTCATCTGCACCCTTGGCCGTTTCCATCGCCACGTATTTCTTAATGGATGTTTTCCCAAGCTGCTGCCGTATTTCGAGAACACGCCTTATTTCCTTTGGGAGGTCGTTTCTTTCCAAAAGTATGGAGACGTCTTCTTTTCGTAGTCCCGGAAGTTCCACATCCATCTCTAAGCTGTCTGAAAGTTCTTTTTCCACCCATGCTTTCAACTGTGCTGTACTATTTGGATTTTGCAGTCCTGTAATATTGATCGCCTCTTCTGTCAGCTCTGTACTGCTCACCCCGTCTATCATCAGCGCTCCTTCAATCAATTTCGAATCCACACGTACACCAAAGGCGTTCATCCGGATATCCTGCTGCCATAACTCTTGTTCTTCTTCCGGAACCGGAAAACAACTCAGACGTTTTAATATTGCACGCTCTGTTACCACGTCCTGTTTGCAGTATTCCTTGAACAATTCCCATTTCTCCGGTGCATGTCTCGGGAGATTCCATGTCCGATTTCCATTGCTCTTTGTCGGTTTACATGGAACGCAGAAGTACCGGATCAATGCTTTTCCGGTTGTCAGTTTCTGCTTGTCCTGCGGAAGTCCGATTGCCTTTCCGGTCGCATCCAATCCGGCTGTGTAACCACAATACAGTCCATGTATCATAGTGCATCTCCACTGTTCTAATGGTGTCTCATAACCGGCACGATTCAGGCAATACCATTCAAACGCTGCATTGTATGCATGTTTTACAACAGTCGCATCTTTCAGCGTCAACTGTACATTTTCCGGGATCTGCTCTCCCTGTGCCAAATCCACAAGCTCAACTTCTCCATCATCCATCTGATAAGCAAACAATAACACTTCAAAATCTTCTGACTGTGCATATCTGTACAATCCGGCTTTTCCGATATCCACGCTGCTCTTTGTTTCAATGTCTATACTCAAATGCCTTAACATCTGCGTCCCTCCTGTTACAAAAAGGGGCATACGCCCCTAAATATCCTACATTGGTAATCCGGTAATCGGATTTATTGTAGATTGTGTCTGCTGATATTGCTGTGTTACTTGCGCTGCAGTCTGCTGAGGTGCAGGCGCTCCAAAAGCTTGTGAAGCTGTCGGTGCACTTCCTCCCAGCGCTTCTCCGTCTGCAAGTTTCTGCACTGGACCTAGTCCGCACCCGATTCCTTTCTTTCCTCCGAATGCATACGGGAAGAAATTCACATTTACTCTTGCATAAATACCACTGTAAATCTCTGACTGATTGATGATCGGATTTAGATTCGCATCTACAACTTCCGGTGGATAGTCTGCTTTTGCACTCGCAGTGAATACCCAGTGTCCTTTACACTCCGGACCAAAAGCCATCCCGTCTGATGGTCTCACGCCATCACCGTCGTATACCGGAGTCGGGACGATTGGAGTACACACTCCGTTCCATTTATCTGAAATCCCTTTCTGCTTGGCAGCTTCAATTGCTGCATTGATCCGGTTCATCGTATCCATATCTGTCTTTGGTACCAAGATGGTTACCTGAAATTTTTCTTCCTGTCCCGGCTGATACGCGTATGGTTTGAATACATGTACATATGATAATCTTACTTTTCCTGTTGTTACGTTTGTTAAATTTTCCATGATTATTGCTCCTCCTGAAATGCCTTTTCGGCTGTGATTTTATTTGTAATCGCTTCTCGTTTATCGGATTCTTTTACAAGGGTCGGCTTGCCCGGATTCTTTACGACCATACCGCCGACCATCTCCGCGAAATCTTTTTTCCCGATTGTCTTTTCTACCTGTGCAAGTGTCAATGCTTTCTTTTCGTACAGAATTTCTTCTGCAATTCCTTTTTCCTTCAACACTTCAAATGCTGCCTCCATATCGGTCCATTCTCTGGATCCTCTTCCCTCTACTGCCTTCCATCCTGCTACTTCGTTTCCCGCGAGGCATTCTTTCAATGCATGTTCTTTTAGGTCTGAAAGCCATTTGGCCACATCTTCCCCAGTGGAAAGATATTTCCCCATTTCCTCGTTACTGATCAGCGGCGGAAGTTTTCCTTTATCCGGATTAAAAGCCAGCTTTACGTTTTCTTCTGCCCTTGCCCTGCACTGTGCTTTTGCCCTGCAGAACCGACACTGTTTTTCTCCGGGGCAGAACTCTCCCGCTCCATTGATTGCCAGTTTCGCACGATCCTTTACATATTCTGCAAATTCAAGTAATTCCCCTAATGGACATTCCCATTCTGAAATACTGTCTAATCTAGGCTGTATGATCACAAGATGGATGCTCCGAATGTCGTATAAGAAACTGTACGCCTGATATGCGCCGAGCGCATACAACATCATCTGTGGATTTTCTTCTGCGCTGACTGGCACCCCTTTTCCATACTTGAGGTCAATTACGTGCAACGTATTACCACTTAACAGGATGCAGTCTGCAGTTCCAAATCCATCCGGAACATACTGACTAAAATCCACCCTCTTTTCAATCGCCGAATAAGGTTCTGCAGGAAATGAAAGCGCAAGCGTTTTAATGTAATCCTTATAGATTTCTGTATAACCGTCCATTTCATCCTGCCACAACTCTTCGGTTTTCAGCTTTTTAACCTCGGCGTTATATTTCCGTTTTCCAAACTCTTTTGTCTGAAAATAATGTCTCAGTTTCATCTCGGCCAGTTCATGCGCTAGAGTTCCTTCTCTGGCCGCGTCTGATGTGGTATCCGGAAACTGTTCTTCCAGTCTTGCACTCGGAGTGCACAGGAGCCATCGATGTGCTCCCGATGCACTTAAGACCGCATGTGTTCTCTCCTGATGATTCATTAGATCTGCGCCCCCATTCCGCGAAGTCCTGTCGCAAAGTTCCCATAATGTTCCGGTGAAAGCTCCATCAAAGATGCTACTCCAAAGCTTTGGATCAGCTGCATAAGCTGCGCCTGCATCCCCTTGTCCATCAGCTGCATGGCTGCCTTAGACAGATCATCTCTTGTATACGTCGGTTCAGATGTCGGTACTGCTGCAGGTGCCTGCATTGACTGTGCTGATGCTTGTACTGGTACTGAAGGAGTTGGTACTGCCCCCGTTGTGTTCTGCTGTGGAACGGATGCATTCCCCCAAGGAGCTTCTTCCGTACTCTGCTGTTCGTGCACGGCTTGTCCGACAGCTGCCTCGTCCATTTGTACAGATTTTCCTCCCATTGCAACTGCCAGCTGCATAAGTGCCTCTGATAATTCTTTTAATCCTGGTACATTGATTGTTACTTCTAAACTCATTACTGTTTCCTCTCTTTCATATATGTATGGTTAATTGTTACTATTTTTCTCTGCTAAAAATTTGCCAAAAAGTACCTCTCCAGCGTTTCCCTCAAATTCCCCACTTGATAACTTACTTAAAAATGCTAAAGAATCAATAAATGAATCTGCCTCCGCCTTACTCGTTGTTCTAGAAATTGATGCGTGAAAATTTCTCAAAATCTCGAGTGTTTCACACCAAATAGTCTCCAAGTCACCGGATATCTTTAACTCCATTGCTTCATTTTTTTTGTATTCTGCTTTAATCAATTGACTTTCCCTCCAAAATCCTCTACAATTTAATTGGTTTATTATCCGAGTACCCGAGCTTGCCGGCTCATGTGGGTGCTCTTTCTTATAGTAAAATTGATGCTGCTGTAATTTCTCCAGCTAAAAACCCTAGCATTGTGAGTATTACCATCACACCGCCTGTCATAATTCTGCGGAACAACAACTCGTCACGAAACTCTTTTACTGCCAACTGATTCTTCAATCTTCTCTGTCTTAACACATCCGAGCGTCCGAACTGCATCACCTTGATTTCTTCCATAGCTACACACCTCCTATCAAAATTATCTGCCCTACAATCCCGACGACAATTATCGCCAGTACCAAAAGAGCCATTACGCAAGCTGTTCTCTTTTCCTTACGCAGATATTTCTTATGTCTGTTTCGGATTCTTCTTTTCTCCCAATCAGGGAGTGCTTTTCTTCTGTTCCGGTTCAATTCCATCTTCCTCCAAAATCTTAATCAGTTCTTTCTTGAGTTCCCTCAACACACTTTCCTCGGCACTATACGGTATCGTACAGCCCTTATCTGATGCCACAAATAAACGTCTTACTGCTCTATCTACGTTCATGCTTCTTTCTCCTTTTCTTCGCCCTGTTTTTATTGCGTTTGTAACGCTGGTATTCTTTGTATGTCACAGTTCTTTCTCACCTCCCTTCAAGCCTACGAATTGCCTCTTCTCTGCTAATCTCGATATATCTTGCCACTTCGGTTATTGTAGCTTCGTATCTGTGCTTCTTCGGTCCGGTTTTAATAACTCGACCAAATTCCCAAAAACCATTTTTCATATTGTAACGAACTTTATTTTTGTCGCACCCTACTATTTTTGCGATTGCCGGTGCTTGTATGATTTCGCTCACGCTTATCACCTCCTACTCTAAGAAATACTCAATGCTTACTCCGAAGTAATCAGCTAAGGTTTTTATTTTGTCAATCTTCGGCGTGTACTCTCCATTCTTCCAACTAGACAAGGTAGCCGTTGATATCCCCGTATCCTTCGAAACTTGGTAAGCTGTTTTGTTTGTTTTATCTAATAAACCCGCAAATTTTTCGTACAATTTTACACCTCCTAAAATCAAATTATTAATTGACTTTATCTAAGGTTTCTTATATAATCAAAGTACCACCTAAGTTATTAAAGAAACCTTAGAATTAACTTAGTTATCTAAGCTATACTCGTACTATAGCATAGTTTTCTATGCTTGTCAACAATTATTAGCATGGTTTTCTAAGTTATTGATAGAAAGGAACAACTATGTATGATATTTTTGAACAATTATTAAAAGAACATGGAGTTACAGCATATCGTGTAGCAAAAGAAACTGGCGTAACAACTGCCACTCTAACGAGTTGGAAACAAGGTAAATACACACCTAAGCCTGAAAAATTACAAAAAATTGCTGATTATTTCAATGTATCATTATCATATTTAATGACAGGGCATGAAGATGTTGAGTTATCTTCAGATTCTCCAACGCAGAAAAAGGCTCTCACTACCCGAGATACTAAGGAAATAACCGAAATGTTGAATAATATGGAAAGCTTACTTCAACAAGACGGTCTCATGTTTGACGGAGACCCAGCTACACCGGAAGCGATTGATTCCATATTGTCTGCCATGAAAATCGGAATGGAGATGGCTAAGNTACTCAATGCTTACTCCGAAGTAATGAACTGCTTTTCATTCCTTCTTACAATTTCATTAGTAACTTTCTTGTGAACTGATTCCGAAACTTCATCGAACTCAACTTTACCGCTCATTAATGCAACGCTTATCATCTCATTTAAACAAACTAACTCTTCATAAGTTAATTTCATGCTGTTACCTCCACACTTGTCTCTAAATATTTTCTTTGATATAATTTCCCTATCAAATGAAGAAAGGAAAAAATCATTATGAAACTAGATTCCACTATTACCATTTCTATTATTCTTGCTATCTGTGCGTTATTCGCTCCATCTATAACAGCCATAATTAACAACCGCCATCAATACAAAATCAGAAAGCTAGAATTACGTCACAATTTTATAACAAATCAGTCTAATGTTATTTACGCTAATAAGTACAATGTTTACAAATCGTTTCTTGAAGAAGCCAGCAAATACAGTATGTTCAATGATTACGCGAAAGAATTTACTTCCATACTTGCTTGTACTCAGGATGCATTGCTTTTATGTAATCCAGAAACAAAGAAATTGTTATTGGACTTTTCAGAAAGATTTAGCAACCATACAATATCTAATAGAGATGAGTACATTACTGAGCTTAACAAAATAGCAGATTCATTTAACAGCGAACTTTCGTCATTATCCTGCGAATAGAACAACTAATGCGAATAAAATGACAACCAATAGTGCCCAGACTGGATATATCTTGTCATCGGGTGCTATTTTTTTCATAATCCATACTGCCAAAACGGCTACCATCGACATTCCAAAAATTAATCCGGCTTTCAACATCTTCCCACCTCCTATCCTGCTTTCTTACTTTCGCTCAAAAAATGCCGATGCAGCCATCGAAATAACTCCGTCAATTTTCCCCTGCACCCGCTCCGGGAACTTGTCCCAGTTTTCTGCAATGCGTTTGAAATCTTCTAATCTTTTCTCTTCCTGTTCCTTTGTAATGTTTGCTTTACTCATTTATCTTCACCTCTCTTTCTTTGGGTCTGCCATCATCAGAGCCGGGAGACCATCCCACGGCTGACACTTTCAAAAGCGTTTCGGCTACTTGTACACGCACAAAATATTTGATAAAATCTTTTTGCAAAATACAATTCAAGAAAGGATAATTATTATGCAAACCATTAATTTTGAACTACTCAAACCTTTTCTCACTAAAGAAAACATAACTTTATTTTTATCTATTTTAGGTGTATTAGGTTCTTTCTCTTCCTGGGTTTATATCTTCATAAAAAATCGAAAAAATATAAACTTTCAGATAGTCGGTCAACGCTATTGTGACGACAGTTCTCTTTTGATATACATGATGTTTACCAATAAATCCCGCTTACCTATTGCGATTACTAATATTGGAGTTTATATAAATAGCACCTTTTACTCTTGCATCGAAATTCCCATTGTTGCCTTAGAAGAAACAACACGTTGTAAAAATGAAATCATTTCACATCACGAATATAAGTCCCTGCCAATGCCTATTGTTATTTCTGGTCTTGGTGGTACTTCTGGTTATGTGTATTTCGAATTTCCAGAAGTAGTTTTTCAATCTGACACCACTCATTTGACTTTTCGATTGTCAACCAATCGCGGAAAGGCAATTGAAAGGAAACTGTCACTTGGACGTCATCTTGATTGATGTACTTCCGTTCATGAATTTGTATTTCATAATTTTCCATTTCATTTCCTCGCTTTCGTGTTCCTTATATTGACATTATAGTCACTTTCATTTACTTTGTCAATACATTTTTGTCACTTTACGGAACTTTTTTCTTGACTTTTACTTTCTATCCATATATAATGTAATTACAGAAAGGCGGTGAAAACATGACAGCCGGAGAAAGAGTAAAGCGAATTCGAAAAGAAAAGGATTTAACATTAGAGAAATTCGGAGAAAAAGTCGGTGTTACAAAACAGACAATAAGTAGAATTGAAAACGGAATAAATTCTTTAACAGATCAAATGGTTCTTTCTATATGCAGAGAATTCTCCGTTAACGGAGAATGGTTAAGAAACGGGACAGGAGAACCGTTCATACAGGTTACACCTTACGAAAAAACATATAACCGCTTTGGTTACATAATGGAGAACTCTTCTCCATCAAAAAAAGCAGCCCTATCAGTATTGTTAGAACTGCTTTACAACGTCCCTGACGAACAATGGGATATGATTATGAAACAATATGACGAAATTAAAAAGGAAGGCTAAATAGCCTTCCCGAAAATTCCTTGTATTAATCGATAGAGTTTGACAATTTGACTGTCTTCCATCTTATCGATTAGCTCATGCAAGTGTTTTCTAATGTCTGTTGTGTTCATGGTATGTATTCCCTCCTGCGTTTTGTGTGTGGAACGCACGTTCGAAATTCCTTGTTTAAATAATACTACTCTTCGTAATTTATTTCAAGAAGTTTTTCGAACATTTGTTCTTAAAGAGTATTTTACTTAACCCTTTTACTATATATACACATAACTTTTAAAAAACTAACGCGGGTTCAGGAATTTGTCCCAGATGTGGGACACTTATTTATACGGAGATTCCAAAAGGTCTGAAATATGGATTTTTAGACCTTTGGCGAGGAGTTCGAGAGTATCAGCACTGGGAGAAATTTCGTTGTTCATAATCCGCTGGATTGATGATTTTGAAATCCCAGTTAGATTTGATACTTGACGAATTGTTAAGTTTTTACTTATCATTATTTTATCAAGTAGTATTCTCATAACAGATTAATTTTACTATCTTATATGGTTGAGATATACAGGTAAATAATGGAAGTGATATAACCGCTACGGCGTTTATATATAAAGGGTTGGTCACCCTAAAGATGTGAGCTAAAGAGAAAGAGAGGAAACAAAATATGAGATGTCCAAAATGTGGTGGAGAACACTGCCAAGTTATTTCCGAAACAACATCAAAAGGTAAAGATTTTTCAGCTGGAAAAGGTTGTTGCGGAGCTGCCTTATTGGGGCCAATAGGAATTTTATGTGGTGCCTGTGGGAAAGGAAAGCAAATTAACTCAACAAACTATTGGGTTTGCCAAGATTGTGGCAATAAATTTAAAGTATGACAACTAAAGAACGTTATTGGATAAAGTCAATGGAATGGTGCAAAAAATACTGTGGGTGTCACCAAATGCCTAATCGCAGCTTTTTTATAAAAGGGTATCAATTACCTATTTGCGCTAGATGCACCGGAATTGCCTTAGGGCATCTAATCGCTCTTATTGTAATGCCTTTTCATACTTTTAGTTTTAAAATAGCTGTATTGATTTTACCACTTGCCGTTGATGGTACTGTGCAGTATTTTACAAATTATGAATCCAATAACTTAAAACGCATTATAACCGGTTTTCTATATGGTTTTGCTTTCATGTCTTTTGTTGTAAAATTAATAAGAAATATTGAATTAATATAACTAAAAACCGCCCGGTACTCCAATACCGAACGGTCTTACATACACCCGAAGATGTACATCCATATTGCAAGTTATATTGTATCATCTTCGGAAACACCCGTCAACGGAACATATTTTCGTTGGGTGTTATTTTTATACCCAAAATTCAAAAGGAGATGATTTCATGCCAAGAAAAAGAAAGAAATATCCAAAATTACCAAACGGCTACGGGCAAATTCGCTATTTAGGCTCTAATCGGCGTAATCCCTACGGTGTTTATCCTCCGGCAACAGAAGAATACCCTAATGGCCAA